GAATTCTTTCTCCATTGTATCAGGAAGATACTGATTCAAGAAATCGAAATTAGTAAGGTAGTTGCTCTGCAACGTAGCCTTTTTTGAACTTGGTTGTAAGTCGTACGTAGGACTTACTGCTAATGAACCTGCCATTGTTTTTTGTTTTTAGTTGTTTTTACTTTTTACTTCTTATTTTATAATCTGTTACGTCAGAATCTAAAGCTCTTACTGAGAATCCCTGTTTCGGTGTTACCGTTGTTGCTGGTCTTCCCATGTCTAAGTTTTTAGACTCCTCAGCAATGCTTCCTACTCCATCAGATTTACCTTTGTCATAAAAGAACTTGGCAAATTTATCCGGATTGGATGCGATTGCAATTGCTTTGTGAAATGCAGCTGCGTCTTTAAGATACCCGTCTTCATTTAGAAACCCCTTTACGAATTTCGCCATGTCTGACTGTTCTTTAAGAGTACTGACATCTGATGGCTTATAAACAAGCTTGCTATCATCCAAATTAAATTCGAAACCTTCGAACTTTTCAGAAAATAACTCATTTGTTTTAGCAACAAAATAGTCAGACCTTTTACGCGACTCCTCTTCAGTTTGAGCAGATTGCTGTTTATATTGCTTGTAAGACTCATACTCTTCGTCCGCAATTGGTGCAGAATTCTTACTTGACTCAAGCGGAATTCTATATTGCTCCTTTTGCTTTTCAAAGAACTCTGAAGCCTTTTTAAGCTCTTGTTTTAATGCTAACTTTTTAGACTTGATAGTTTTCTCGTCGTCATAATCCTCATCGTACATCAACTCGTCAATCTTCCATGCGATGTCTTCTGTATCAAACTCAGGATTAGTTACCGAATAGAATTCAGATAGTAAGGACTTTTCATCCATCTTACTGAAATCACGATTCAACTTAACAAAGTCCTCTATCCCACGACCTGTCTCTTTCTTGTATTTAAGAAATGCAGCTGCGTCTTCTGGAAGATCGTCGTTAGCTTCTCTCTGTTCAAACAAATCGTCCAAAGAGTTTATCTCTTTGTTGTATCTGTTTTTAATATGTGAAAGAACGTCTTCCTCTTTTATTTCATAAGTGACAGGTACTGCCTGTTCACCTTTTTCATCTATTATTGTTTCCTCAGTTACTACAGGCGTTTCTATAGTTCCTTCAGTAGCTTCACCAGTGATTTCTTTTTCATGTTTATCAACTAGCTCTTGCTCTATTTCAACTGCAGATTTCTCTTCGAACTCAACAGCTCTAACCTTAAACTCACTCATTATATTAGATTTAAATTGTTACAAAATTAACTAAAAAAACAATATCACATTTTTTTAGGCTTCGGAGCCTTAGGTGTTTTCTTTGGCATCTTACTCTTTGGTAACTTACCAACTGGTAACTTTTTAGGCTTTGGTGGTTTTATGTTTCTCATATGGATTTTCTTTATGCCATTTTTTAGTAGCCTTAACTCCTTCAGATACAGTCTTTACTTTGGCTTTTTTAGTTAAGTTTATTTTGTCGTACTTGCCATTATTGATTCCTTTATGTTCAACAACAACATCTCCTTTCTTGTTCTTTTTTACTAAATGCTTTACGCCTTGTATAGATACCTTTTTCATGATCCCTTTACCCATTTTTTATTTTTAGGCTGTGCTGTTTTACTTGGGCTCCATTTTACCTTGTCTGCCCAGTAAGCAGCTGACATTTTTCCTTTAGATATATTCTTTGCATGTCTACTTTTAAAAGCCTCTCTTTGTCCTGCAGTCTGATTTGTCTTAACTCCTTGTTGGCCAAAACGTATTGTTTTAACTTTGTCACCTTCTTTGGCCACAACAATATGTGACTTAGTAGGATGACTTGGAGTTCTCTTAGGCTGATTATAGCCACTTACTCCTGCACGAGTTAATCTTGAGTCTTTATTAATAGCCATTATCTATGTCTTTTTGTTTTTTCTTTTACTGCTTTAGGCTGAGATACAAACTGCTTTCCTTGTTTATTACCTTTTGCTTTAGCCTTATTTGTAGCTTCTTTTTCTTTATCGCTTAATGAAGCCCAAGCTGACTTTGGTAGATACCTCTTCTTTCCTTCAGACTTTACCTCTTTTGACTTTCCCTTCTTTACATTGGAATATGTAGCAGAAGTCATCCACTCTTGATTAGTCCAATCCTTTAGGCTTTTTTGAGAAGCTTTCATTTCTTTTTCTTTGGAGCAGTATGACTTAATTTCTGACTCTTAGCCGTATGTTTAGCACCTGAGTGTAATTCACTTCCCATTTTATGAGTAGGTCCTTTATACTCCTTTCCACTTGGAAGATAATGTTTTGCGCTTTTGCTCATGACTTGTAACCTCCACCTTTTGATTTATATTCTTTCGCTAACAACTGCGCTTTTCTAGCACTCCATTCGCCAGGATCACCGCCCTTAGTCCCTGCCTTTATTTTTTCAAATAAGGACTTTCTCATTCCAGGCTTTGTGTAATTACCAGCTTGATTTACTTTAGATTTAGCCTTCTTCATATTATTTAGGTCCAAATGATTCTAAATCAAATCCATCTAAAGAGTCTTCTGTAGATTCAAAGTTCTTTGCAGGAAGTTGTTTCTGACGTTGTTCAATAAGCTCTGACTGACGAGTTGCCTGAAGGTCTACACGTTTGTCTTTAGCTTTCTCTCTATCGTTCTCTCGCTTCTGCAGACTGTCTGCATCAATGCCTTTAAGCTGCATATTGTATTGGAACTCGATGTCCATCAACTGACGCTTAAGTTCTGCCTCAAGCTTCATTTTCTCCATCTCAGCAGCAATCTCAGCCTGCTTAACTTGTGCCTTAACTTGCGCCTCAGCCTGAACCTTCTGAATAGAAGCCTCTGCTGCAGCTTGTTGAGACATGGCGTTATTGTTAGCTTGAACCTGCATAATTTGATCTTCACGCTGTTGTTGAGCCGCAAGCTTTCTCTTACGTTTAACTTTCAACAACTCGTTAGCTATCTTAATGTTCTTTACATTACGAATATCAATAGCGTCCTCAAGGTCAATAGCATCTCTCTGTAGGGCTATCTGAATATTTCTCTCAAGCATTTCTTTCTCGTCCTCATCTGGATCAAGCTCAATGAATATTCCAAAGTCATGCAGATATAAATCTCTGACATCTTTCAATATCGCCATATTGTATTTACCAATCTGCATTGCAAACTGTTCTTTATATGGAGAATATTCAAGTATATCAGATAGACGTACAGCTAAACATTCAGCTAATTTCTTAACTATAGTAAGACCTGCCTCTAATACGTGACGAGTTGCAGTGTTGCTATTAAGTGCAGCTAGCTTCTGTATTCCTACAAGTGCATCAGGACTAGGCATAGACCCGTCCCTTGCTTCATTAAGTCCAGTCACATCTCTAATCATACTTAGATAGTGATTGTAACTTCCTATCAATGCTGCAATTTTAGACTGACCTGAATTGGTTGCTAACTCTTGAATTGGAACTCTAGCGTTGTTAAACTCACCTTCTCCCGTATAAGATCTACCTATGACAGATCCTGTTTGGAAGTATAACCTCAATGCATCCTCTGGATTATATGCAGCACCATTTCCAAGGTCAACCTCATTTAATCCATCCGCATCTATAAACACCCCGTCAGGAACAACCCTCGATTGTACCTGCTGTAACTTCAAATGTATAAGCTGTATCTGGTCAGCAAAAGGAATCATCCTTTTAACTAATGAGTCTATCTGCCCCTTGTACATTCTAGGTGCAAACAATACATAGTTAGGAAGAGCTTTGTTTGTTGCAGATTTAGGACGAACCATATTCTTGCACATCTCCCACTTAAGAAGAATATTACTTCCTGCAACAAGCACTCCTTCGTACCAAACTTCTTTAGATATATCTACTCGCTCGTAATACTCGCTGTCTTCAGGATTGAAAGTCTCATCTTTTCTGATTACTCTCTCTCCACCATTGTCTAACTTTTTCTTCTTATATACAAACTTCTTGTCTGTCTTGTAGTTGAAGTACAACAATGTAACAAGCTCATCAGAGAACAAGTCATCTTGATACTTATAAATAACAGGGAAAGCACTATACCATGCGGATCCTTGGTCTTTTATTTCTTTAAGCTCTTCGTCAGTGATGTCTGGCTTTATTTTTCGAAGCTCAGTATAGTGCACTTGCTTTATCTCACCAAAATAATAACAGTCAGAGAAGTCAGGCTTTTCAGTATAACTCCATATAAGGTATGCAGGGTCAACGTACTCAACGCTAACTCCCTTGCCTTTAACGAACTCATGTTTAACTGCGCCAATTCCAATCTCAGTCTGATCCTTGTCAATCATCTTCTTGATGACAGGGAAATCATTCATGTTCAAAATGGTGTCGATAGCTACCTCTTCAGCAATCTCTATAGATGGCTTATACTTTAGATTCATATAAAGAGAAAGCTCTTCATCATTCTCTGGTATCTCAGAAGGTTCTACATTAAATGCATTAACGCCTAATTGAGTCTTTGCCTTTAGTAGCAAGTCTTTAGCAACCATATCAGCCTCAACCATATCCTGGAAGAGATTCTTCTTTTCTGCCGATATTACGTCCTGTGCTTCTGCCTTTATCTTATAAAGTCTGTCAGACATTCCGTTGACAACGATATCTACAAACTTTGGTATAATAGGAACAATCTCCCAGTTAAGATTCAAGTAAGACAAGTCGCCATCTACAGACAACTCATTTTTATATTTAGCAATTGGTTGTTCGCCTCTTGCGTAAAGTCTTAATCTATGAAAGTTTCCGAATTGATCATAGTATCTACAGCTTCCTCCTTTTCTCTTGAACCACTCGGATTCCACAGCCTTCGCTATTCTAAGACCATATTCAGGAGTTGCTTTTTCAGCATCTGAAGCAAATTGATTCGGGAAGGCACTGTTGCCAATTATAACTGTTGGTTTATCCATTATCGAATTATCTGACTACTAGAACCTCTATTGTCATATCTCGCAAAGTTAAGCATAATTTTCGATTTCTTAGGCTCTGTCTTGAACATATGTCTCCTTGTTGCCATTATTGCGAGTCCAGAACTGATAGAGGCATCAAATTTAGTTCTGTTGTTAATATCATATCTAGCCCAATCCTCAAGCGTTCTTGTAAAGTACATACTACCAACCTCCTCAGGATCTCTATAGGTCCCCTCTGTATCAAACCCTACATATTGCTCTACATAAGACTCTATACATGACGCATGAGTCTGCTTTATATCTTCAGATGTATTTGGTATACCACCTATCTCAATCTCAGTCTTACTTAGTTGAGCTACATGCTTATCAGGTCTATTCATTGAATAGCCCCTATATCCTCTGTTCTTGAAATGATACAACATCCTAGCCTTGTTGTTCTCCGCTAAGACTGGCATGCCATAAAACACACATGCCATTAATACCTCTTCAAAGAATATATCAGCCGTCTGTGGCCTTGCTACATATTCAAGGAAGAACATATTTGATGGAACGTCAGGGTCTAATGTAGTTCCCGTAAGACCATGCAATGCTCCGTTAGAACCACCTCCACCAACTACACCTGATATGTCGTATGGGTCACATCCGAATGCACCAAGCTCATCGTTAGCCGGGCATTTCTTGCCATTTTTGATTGTGAACTTATTTCTAAGTCTCTCAGGTGGAAGCCATGAAACAACAAAACGTCCATTAGGGTCTGGAGTCCAAACTACCTCAGAGTCTTTTACGCCATTCTTCCAATGGAAATACCCTCTAGTCAAAACCCTATCTCTCATTAAAGAGTCATTGTAGTCTATCTGTTGGTATATCTTTGTTAGATTAAATAGTGACTGCTTTGATTCATCCCTAAATGCGTGAGATTCAGTTCTTGGATACTGACGATAGAACTCGTTCAATGCATCAGAGTCGCTCTTAAGAGCAGATACCTCGTTCTCCCAATATGTGACAGCACCTACTCGTATCTCTCTTCCATCTATCCCCATTATTGGTTTTTCAGGATCATCTATAACAGCATGCCCATATTCATCAATAAATCCTTCCATATTGTATTCCATCGGAATAAACAAAGAATATAGTCCACTCTTTGTCTGACCGTTAGCATTACGCTTCTTAGGATCTGAATCATAATATAAATCTTTGAAGTTCTGTCCACCTTTAGCTAGCGCGTTAACAGTAGAACCCATCATACATTTTCCAACGATACGACTACCCAAACGAAGACATGTCTTTGTTACACGCCAATTGTTTAAGATGTTGTTTGGGACCAACCATTTTCCACTCTCGTCATGCACAAGATTCAATAGCTTCTGTCCATCATAAGAGTTGTCCGCAGTATTAAGCCAGTCAATTGTCGTATCAAGACCCAAGATTTCGTCAGCATCAGTCTCCGACATGTTCTTCTTGGTAATTTTCTTTGCAGGAACCCTAAACGACAACTCTGTCTTAGGATTGTCCATACCATCCTGAATAGGCTTGAAAAAGAAAGGATAGTTCCTTACAATAGGAACAACCTTATTGATAAACATCTCCTTGGCATCGGCTCCTGTTTTTGACAATATACCTAACTTAGCATCCTTAGATATAGTTCCAATATTTGCTGTTTCAGATGACGACATAAACGAGAAACCTGAACGTCTGTTCTTTAGGTAGCACATCCCGAAAGCTCTGTCGTCAGCCTTGCATGCCTCCCAAAATATAAAGAATATCCTATTTGACTCACGGAAGTCAGGAAGACCTACATCTATCTTAGACCATTGCAGATACATATAATGACTACCTGTGATATAAGTAGCCAAGCCTTTATTCATAAACCAATGGCCGTTCTCTCTGTTCTCAAACTCTGACTGTATGTAGTCAACCCACTTTACCTTAAATTCATTTGATTTAGCATTCCATTCGAATATGCTCTTTATCCTTGATAGCTCCTGTGGATATTCTTTTGGAACCCACCTATCCTCTCCCTTTGGAATACCAATTTTTGGTACTCTAGGAAGGCCAACCTTTAGTCCGTTGATATCGTATACATCACCTAATGTTCCGTCCTTAGATATGACTACTACATCATATTTTTCATCATAGCCGTACTTCCACTCCTTACTGTGCTTTACAGAGTTAGATATGTAGTCAGGAAGTATGCTATATAAACTCATTTCTTCTTCTCTTTAGCCATTGACTCAACAAAGCTAACTGGTATCTCAGCAGCTTTAGCTTGTACAGCTGACATGTCTTCAGCATTGCTTAACTGTTCAACTCGCTCAAGCATATACAATGCGTCATCAAATGCCAATCGCTTTGCAGCTGCGGCATTCTTCATCTTGTCAGCAGATAACGCATCTTCAGGATTAGATACGATAGGATCCTTAAGTACACCTATCAACTCATCTATAGCCTTCATTGCGGCTTCTAATATCTCTTGTCGTTTACCAGACATATATTTTGAGTTCTCATTCTATATAAAATACGCCCATCTATTCTGAACTCATATTCAGTCTCCGGACTAAAAACTACTTGGTCGCCTTCTTGGACGTTTTCTTGGTCGTTATTCTTATATACCATCGTTCCAAATAAAGCTTCATTTATCTCTGACGATAGTATATCTTTTTCTTTTGCCTTTATAGGTTCAACAAAACAATATGGTGCAATAGCGCACCATGAGCTGTTTGGCTTTCTATATAAAAACATTTCTTCACTCGTTACCATAAAGGTATTATCCCTTAAAAAAGACCAAGAGCTTTTCTCTCTACCCTTCATGTCGTAATAAAGCCTAAAGACATTGTGGTGAACTATCACAACATCTCCAGGCTCTATCGGTCCATTGTAGTAAAGTGGCACAGCCAATACGACTGCTTCTCTATTAGTAGTAGTATGGTCTTCCTTTGAAGCAGACACAATTAATTCATGCCCGTCAAATTCCTTTGTGTTGCTATATCTTTTTTTGCCTACAGGCTCTATGATAAAGCAATATGGAGATTGCATCAGAAATCTATTTTATATTCAATAGTAATTGGAACATTTGCATTTAAAGACTTCCATCTCAATATCTCGTCATTTCTTTTGATGTAAATAACGACATGCAAATCCTCATATCTTATTGCCTCTATAGTATACGTCTTATCCAATACAGCCTGTCCAACGACATAGTGCATTGCATTTAAAAGATCATTTCCTATAGATATCTTTCGGATCATTTGAACGTTCCATTCGAAGCATCAATAGATACCTCTCCATATTTAGATACTAATTCCTGCTGTAATAGCTGTAGATTATTTTCTGTTACATCAAGAACGTCTACGCTTCTTTTGTAAAACAAAGCTGCATCACCAACGCGATTCTTTGCTGTAACGTAAGACTCATTTAGACCTCTTAGTCTTTCGAACTCTTCTTCAGTAAGTCCTTTTGCTTTTCCCTTTGACATTTTTATTTAATTTAATTGTTGTCGCAAATATACACTTTTTCGTGACAAAATAAAAAACGGAGAGTCATAAACCCTCCGTCTTAAATATCGTTTAGTATTAATATACTCGTATCTCTATATACTGATCTGTAAGAAATCCGTCTACCGATACGTTATTTGAATAAACATTTATCGTAATAGTATCAGAACTATTTTTAGTAAATCCAAATCTAGTTGGTAAAGATCCAGGACCTGCCTCTCCAGTAATCATTGTTACATTTCCGACAAACCCGTTTACAAGTGTAGCTGTATAAATACCTGTTGTTGATCTTGCCCAAACAAGTGTTCCGATTGTATTTGTTCCTACAATAGTTGGAACTGGTGCGTTAGTACCAGTCTGATTTAAGAACGCTCTGTATACTTTGCATCCTGCAAGTTCAGCGATGTCTCCTGCTAAAATATTTTTGGTTGCTCCACTAATAGCATCAGACGCTAATATTTTATCATTGATGCGAACTGATTCTGGGGTATATGTATTAATGTCTGCCATAGTGCAAAGATAGTAAATTAGTTAATTGGTGGAAATGGAGGAGCAGGTTTAGGATTATAAGGAATCAAATCCAAGTCCTTAACCCATGCAAAAGTAGGATTAGTGCAGTATTCCATTTCTTCTACAGATATTACCCAGTTATCATCTGCATCCTGAATAGGATTGAAATAGCTGTCATTGTCATATAACTGTCCTATTAATTCGTTTTTTTCTATTTCTGTTAAAAGTCCTACCTGTATCATAC